TGGAAAATACATTCTTGAAGCTGTAGATGCTATAGAAGATGAAAACATGATTGTAAAATTTACAAATAAAGAAGCACAAACTGTTATTATTCCAGAAAATCCAGAAGAAAAATATTTAACAATAGTAATGCCAATGGTGATTTAGATGAAAAAAATACTTGAGATACCGATACATAAAAAGTTTAATAATGAAAAAGACACTTATAAGTATTTGAAAGATAATGTATTCGAAGAAGCCTTGAAGTTGTATACTCCTATCCTTCGAGGCTTCCCTGATTTTATTGTAGTTAGTTATCGGTATCCTTACAATATACTAAAACCTTCCTTTGTTGAAGTAAAATTCAATAAAGGAAGGTTATCCGTTTACCAAGAAAAGTTTTTACAATGGTTAGCTAAGGGATTTGCTGTGTATGTATTCCACATTGAAACACAAAACAATGAAAGTGTTTTACGAATATACGAATGGGATTAATTTTCTTCATCAATCTTATCTATCCTATCTTTTATTTCTTCAATATCTTTTAAAATCGTTTCAATTATAACTTTTTCTTTTTCAATATAAACCTTTATATCAAACAAAATTTTTATTATCGGCAGTAATATAAAAGTTTCAATATCTGTATCATTTTTTAAAAGAGTTTCGATAATCTCAAATAGTTCCAATTCTTTCAACCTCCGCAATCTTTCTTTTAGCGCGGATTATATCTTTATAATCTACTTCAATCCCTTTTGTTTTCAAGTGATTGTAAAGTAGCTTATTAATCTGTTTTAAAGTAGCTATATCATTATCATTCCAATCGAAATATTCAGCTGTTATTAAAAAGTTTTGTAATGCTTTATATCTGTTTTTTAACTCTTCAATCTCTGCTGTAGTGTAATGTTCTTGTTGAAGCATATCTACAGACTTACTTAAACTTTTTGTCATAAGTTTCATTAATCTATCTTTAACTTTTGGTTGTTCATTTTCAGGAATGTATTTAAGAGTAGCTATTATATCTTCAGCAGGTAATGATGCTATTGGAGTGTAATCTTTCAAGTTTAAAAGTTTATAATAATCAGTATTTTCTGGATGTTTAACAGGGCTAAATACTTTTCCTTTATCAGTAGCTAATTCATATTTAAATAAATCATACATCTTTTGTAATTCATTACCGTTTAAAACTACATCAGCTTGTAAAGCTATAAAACCGATTAAATGCAGTAATCCTAATACACCTTGACCTTCTTTAGTTAATAATTCGGCAGGTAAAGAAGGTTGCCAAATATCTTCTTTTCCACTTTCTCCTACACCTCTAACTAAACTTTTCCCTACTATTTCTTTATAAATATTGTTTGTTATTGGGATACTTTGTATTGTAGCAAGGATTAGCTGATTTGTTTTAGATAAATCATCAGTAGCAAACATTGTTTTTTTAGCAATGCTTTGTATTAAAGATAAAGCAGGGAATGGTATTTCAGCTGTATAAGATACTGCAGATGGAGATATAATACCACTTGCACTTATTTTAGAAATTATATCTAATCCTACTTTTAAACTATGTATAAAAGGATTAGTATCCCATCCTTGAGCTTCAGCACCTGCTATTGCTTGTAATAAAGCAGAGCCGAAGCTTGTGTAGAAGTTAATCCTTTCATTTGGGTCAAATAATCCTGTCCTTAATACATGATAATCTAATTCTTTCAACACTAATTGAGTTATGTTTTTATCTTTAATAATATCTTCTTCTCCAAATAGTAAAGCAATCGTATTTATGAATGACTTAGCTATTGCGAAAGGAGTTTCTACAGGAGATAAGAAAGGTACTGCTTGTGCACCAAGGGCTATAGCAGTAAATGCTGAAAATGCTAAAGGTTTTCCGATTGCTTTACCAACGCCTAACCTTTGTATATAGTCAGGCATATCTTTTACTGCATTAATTGCGATTGAAAAGGGAGTAAATACAAATCTATACCATGGCATTATATTTTCACCAATCTTACCAAACTCAATAGCAAATGTTTGTAAAGCCCTTGCATCTAAACCTGTAATGTAATCTACTATATCATCGGCTAAATCTTCTCTTCTGTTTATGTATGTTGCTTTAAGAGCTTTTATAACATCTGCATCTTGAATTCCTAATCGTTTAGCATAATCTAAAATAACATTGTTAAATATTTCATCATTCTTTACATTAGCTAAAACATGCGCCCTCAGTAAAGCTTCAGTTGCAATAAAAGTAGGGTTTAACATGTTGTATTTATACATTCCTTCAGTGTATAACATCTTTTTCATTTCTTTATTAAATTCATTCTTTAACTCACCAATCTTAGCTATTTGTAGACTTGGGAATAAAACATGTAAAGATTGAAAACCAGCTACAAAGTTTCCAAGTGCTACAGCAGGGTTAAGCATTGTGAGTAAGTTTCCGAATACTCTTTGCGCTTTAGCTAATTGTCCGATATCTCTGTTTAAATACATATTTAAAAAGTTTTTAATTAATTTTTGTGTTGGATTTAAGCCATGCGGGTTTCCTTTTTCTATAGTTTCTAATTCGTCTAAAAATTTATGAAGGAAAGGCATAGCTTTCATGTTAGCAAAAGTAGGTTGTAAGTATTTTAAAGTAGCATAAGCTTTAAAGCTTTCGTAATTATCAAATACAGTAGCAAATCCTTCTCCTTCTCTTTTCATGTCTCTATAAGGAGTATTTGTCAAATACTTAAGCAAATCAGCAGTTGCATTAAAAAGCTTAGCTGATTTATCTACTGTATCTGTAAGTTTTGCTATATTTCTTAAATCAGCTTGTTTTGAAGTGATAAATTTACTTGCTAAATCTCTATAATTTGATACTATTTTAAAGAATGCACTTCCTTCGTTTATAATATAGCCTTCATTTATTCCTGTTATTTCTTTATTTCTGTTTACAATATTCTTAGCATATTGATACATATTATCCTTTATCATTCTTAAAACAGCTTGTGGGTTTTCTTTTAAGTAATCTTCGATTGGTATTTCTTTAGATAAAAAGCCGTTTTTATAAGCTGTTTCTATTACTTTATTATAGTCTTTTATTTCTATTTTGTCTTTAGTTTTTAATAAACTTTCCTCTGCTTGGAGTAGTCTTTTTGCCATTTCTTCAAGTTTATGCGGAAAGATATCTGTTGCTGGCTTCATATAAACAGCTTCTGATATTTTTACATCATCATAACCTTTCGCTTTTGCGATTTCTTTTATTGTTCCGTGAATATCATGTGTCCTTGATAAAGGAATAGTAAATGTTTCGTCTCTTATATCTGTCCATTTATCTCCCTCCAAATACTGCACTTTACCTTTTACAATTCTAAACTCATCGTTTGTTGGAACGTAGTAAGGTTTAATTGTTTTTGATACTGTAAATCCTTTACTATTATTATAGGTTATTGAAACTACATCACCTTTAGCAAAAGCTTTTTCTACTTCATCGATAATAGATTTTAAAGGAGTATTTAAAGAGATAATCATATCTTCAGCACCGCCTAAACTTAAAGCTACTTCAGTATTGCCTTCTTCTTTTGCTTTTATTAATTCACTTAATACTTTTCTTTGTCTGTTATACTTCATAAAGTTTTGCACTACTTGGTCATTTTCTGCTAATTCCGCTAAAGCTCTTTCTAATTCGTTAGGGTTTATGTCTACTTTTCCGCCTTGGTTAATTAGTTTTACTACTGGCTCATGATTTAAGAAAGCTTCTACATACAGCCTATCTTCTTTTAACATACTTTCTTCAACACTTTTAGTAGAAAGTAGTTTACTCCATAAAACAGTTTGCATTTCACCAAGATTTTTAGAGATTGCTTGCATTATAGTATCCGATTTACTTATTTCTTTATTTTCAGCCATCATTACGCTTAATTTTATGTTTTCTAAATCTTCGTTGGTTAGTTTGTAATTTTTACTAAGATTTTCAGCAATTTTTGAAGTTGGATTAAAATCAGGAGATTTTAACTCTTCGTAGGTTTGTCCGATAGATGCTTCATTTTTTAGTTTTCCTATTTCTTTAACTCCTTTATAAGCATCGATACCAAAAAATAAATCCCATGGCGACATAGTTTGAAGGATACCTTCACGGTTGACGTTTGCTTCAACAACTCCGCTCACTATAGGAGTTATAGAACCTGCCGTTTGGATTGAAGTAATAAATGCTCTTTGAAGTGGTTTTGTGAAAATTCTTTTTAATATAGCACCTGCTCCTACAACTCCTAAACTCGCATAATCAATATAATCAAATATTTTATTAAGAGTATTATATCTTTCAAAATTACTTTTCACTATGCTTAACTCTGGATATTGTTTTAACACTTCAGGATTGTTTAAACTTGCAGTTAGATTAATTATATCAGTTAGGTAAGGTGCATAATCTTTACCTAATTCTAATAACTGATTTAATTCTCTAACTGCTATTACACTATCTTCAGGTCTTGCTTTACCGTCTATTACAGCTTGCATTCGATTGTAGAAATCTTTTTTAATTGTATTTACTAAAGGTATTGCTACTTGTGGGTTGTGTTTTACTAAATCTAAAGTAGTCTGCATTCCTTCTTTATCGTTTTGGTTTGCTGATTTCAAATAAAGATTTATTAAAGCTTGTGGGTCATTTAAATCTTTGCTTGTTGGTATATTAGTATAAAGCTTTTTACCTGTAAGTATTTCTGCAGTATCATTAATGTAATGTTTAACATTAAAAGGTTGGTTTATGGTTTTACCTGTTATAGCTGAATAACCAGCTTGGATTATATCTGCTCCAAATTGAATAGGTTCTGCAACTAAATCTGTTGTAAATTCTAAAACTTCTCTTATTGCCATAATTACACCTCATTATTTATATCCTAATGCACACATTAACTCAGGTAAACCGTTTTTATCTATAGGGCATTTTTGTGTTTGTCCAGGAGTAGGTAGTTGTTGATTTAATTTATTTGCAATATCTTGTAAAGATAGTTTTTGGTTTTGTTTTTGTGCTAATATCTCATTCTTTTCATCCAGAATATTTAATTTCTCGCCTAAATACCATGCATTTACATCAGCTTTTTCAAGATTGAGTTTATACATATATTCATCTTTAATAGATTTAAGCATTTCTTTAAGAATATCTCCCTTACGTTGGAGTTCTGTTAACTGTGCATTATAAGCATCTTTTACAGCTCCGATTTTGTCTAAATTGCTTTTTATTTTGAATTTAAGTATTTCACTTACTTGAGTTAAATAGGTAGCTAAATTTTCATCTACTGATTTAGCTAAAACAGGGTTGTCTGCAAGTTGAAATAAGTCTGCAGTGGATAAAGCACTTGGGTCAACTCCGTTCATTTTTGCTAAGTAATAACCTTTAAATAACCTATCCATACTTTGCAATGCTGTGCTATATGGCATTGAGTTAAATAAATTATTTGTATGTGCTACTAAATCTTCACTTGTCATAGCATTTAAAGGAGTTTTAGCAAGGAGTAAAGGAATAGTAGGCATTATTCCAAGGAGTTGTTTTTCGTATAACTCATTAGCTTGTGAGTATTTCTGAAGTGTATCATCATATACTTGTCTGTATTTATCAACATCTTCAAATAACTTAAGCATATATGTCTGTATTTGCTTTATCTCATTACTGTAGTCAGAAGAATGGTCTGTAATAGATGGTGGTTGGAATTGTGGTTGGAATTGCTCTTGCTGTGGTTGAAATTGCTCTTGCTGTGGTTGAAATTGCTCTTGCTGTGGTTGTTCTTGTTGTTTGTTTTTATTTGCAAATAAAGCACCTCCAGCAACAGCAGCAATAGCTCCGCCTAAAAGTGCAGCCTTTTTATGCTTTTTTAAAGCATCAGCAATACTGCTTATAAAATTTCCAAAAGGTATTCCTTTTTTATAAACTGTGTCAACTGTTTTATTTTTAAGTTCTGGTGGTAATGGTTGCTCTGCTTTAACAGGTGGCAATGGTTGCTCTACTTTAACAGGAGTTGTAGTAGCTTTTACAGGAAGATGCTCTCCGTTGTTTCTTTCTCTTAGAAATTGAATTAAGGATTTTTTATCGATTTCATACTCACTTGCTAATTTTTCATAAGCTTTTTGATATGAACCGTATTTATTATAATACTCAATAAATTTCTTTTTAGCTTCATCGTCTGTCAGTGTTTGCTTATCTACATCTTTAAACCTATAGCCGACATCCTTTCTTTCAACAGTTTTCATATTTTCATATTCTTTTTTTATAGTATCCTTTACAGCTTCTCTATTAAAATCATAATTTGCAACCATTTCTCCATATGCTTTTACAGGGTCATTATGCTTTTTATAAAGCTCTTTGTATAAATTCACTGCTTCGTCATCTGTTAGTTTCTTTATAGATGTCGGTTTTTCGATAGGTTCAGGTGGTGGATTTTTACGCCTGCGTTGTGATACTTCAATAGCTTGTTGCTTAAGAGTATCAATTAATGTTTGTTTATCGAATTTATACTTTTTCGACATATCTTGAATAATCTTTTTAGCATCTTGGTTTTGTGCATACTGCTCCATAAACAGTTTTAAAGCTTCTTCGTTTGTTAATTCTTGTTTTTTCCTTGCCATGTCCTACTCCTTTTTAATTTGCGCATCTATTCGTTTAAATAAATCTGGGTTTGGTTTGCTTGTAAGAATATCCAATAAAAGGCTTTGGCTAAAAGGCTGTTGGTGTTTAGATTGATATTTAGTATACCATGCAGGAGTTTGCTGTATTGGCACGTTAGGTGGTAATTTAATTACAGGTATTGTGTTATTAACATTAGTATTTTGCTTTGTGTTATTAACAGTTTTAACTTTTTTAGGTGTTGATGATAAAAGATTTGGTATTTTCTTTTTAGGTGTTGTTGATTTTATAGGTGGTGGTAATACAACGTTTTCGTTTTCTTTAACAATATCGTTTCCTGTAGAAATAACATTTTCTCCAAGAATATCGTTTCCTGTTAGCATATCTTTAAACACATCTTCCATGCTTTTTATTGGTGATGCTTGGAAATAATTTTCTTCTTCAGAAATATTATTAGCTTTTGAAGTATCATTAGCTTTTGAAGTATTATTAGCTTTTGAAGTATTATTAGCTTTTGAAGTATTATTAGCTTTTGAAGTATTATTAGCTTTTGAAGTATTATTAGCAATTTGTTTTGGATATAAATATCCTAATAAAGCAGTGATAAATTCTGGGCTTTCTGCGATTTTTTCTTTTTTGGATAAAAATAAACTTTCTAATTCAGGTGGAAGTCCAAGCTTTTTAATTGCTGTTTCAACAGCTTGGAGATTTTTCATAACTTTTGCTTGTTTTGTTATAAGCTCTCCTGAAAGAATAGGAGTTAGTTTTTCAGCTATACTTCGGTCATTAAGAGTTAAAAGCTTTTCGCCAAGGGATGCATTAGCAAATTGCTCTCTTTGGTTTCTTACTCCGAGTATAGCTTCAGCTATTTTATTGCCTTGACTTGCTAATTCTTCAAGCTTTATGAAGTTAATGCTGCCATTTTCGTCGATAGCTTCAGGTAAATTAGCTTTGATAGTATTTCTTAAATCTGAAAGAGATGTGTCTGAGTATTTGTCTATGTAGGGTTTAGCTTTTGCGTGTAGATTTATAGTAGTAAATAAATCTTGCAAATCAATCATCATATCTACAAAAGGATTTCCTGTATACTGGCTTAACTTTGCAAAACCTGCAGAATTTAATACTGTTATTGCCATGTCAAATCTCCTTTAGAATATTTTTGGAACCTTAAATAAAGAGTTAACAGTGTTAGCTAAACCGTAAGAAGGTGTTGGTGGTGTAAAGGATGGTGTTTTAAAACCACCAAAAATGCCGCTGAGTTTATCTTTTATACTACTCCATGATGGTAAATCTTTGCCATGATTTAATAAAGCTGTATTTATCATACCGCCTAATGCAGATAAAGGAGATGTTTGTGGGTATATAGCAGTATTCAATCCGTTTAATACTCCTGCAAGCTGTAATTGGAGTTGGTATTTCTTTATTTCTGGGTCTAAACTTGCATAAGCATCAGAGATAGAAGCTAAAAATGATGGTGCTCTGTTGTAGTAATCAATTAAACTATTCAACTCACTAATGTCTAAATTATTCAAAGCTTGTGTTTTTTCTTCAGCTATTCTTCCATATAAGTTGTTTACAATGTCGGATTGTGTTAATTGTGTTGCTGGTGTATTGTATAGTCCTAAAGCAGATAAACCTAATGCAGATTTACTCCATTGGTTATTCATTTGGGTTTTTATGTTTTCAAATAAATTTGTGTATCTTTGGTCTATGCTTTTTTCAGTATCATTAAATAATTGATTTATTGTGCTTGGAAATTTTCTAAATATTTGCAGAGCTTCATCTAAATAAGGCTTTTGTATTCGATATTGAGATGAAGCAATATTCCCTACTTGCCCTCGTAATCCGTTAATAATATTCTGTGCTTCTTGAACATTGGGTGGTGTGTAGGAACCTATTTTCGGCTCTTTCATCAATAAACCGCCTATACCACCAGCAACAGCTCCTAAAGGATTACCACCAGTGGCTATAAATCCCGTGACTGCTCCGCCTATAGCTTTACCTATACTTTTGAACATATCTAATACCTCGGAATATCAAATTTTATTAAAGTTTTACTGTATTCACGTCTTTCTTGTCTTGCTCTTTCGTTTGCTTCTAAGTATTCTTTTAACTTAGCTTCAAGATTAAAGTCTGCAGAGTAAAATCTTTCTATCAGCATTGCCATAGTTAAATTAAGCAATCCGAAATTTTCATTTAGTAAAGGATGGGTTGCTGTTGGAGATGTTAGTGTAGTATCGTTGTAAGTGTATACATAATAATCAATTATGTAGTCATTATTATCCGCAAGAGTGCGTGAAAAGTAAAGCTTTTTATCTACTGCATCAAAAAAGTATGTGTCAGGGTTTCCTGTAGTTGACGTATCAAACAATAAATAAAAGGATTTAATATCTCTATCGCCGTATAATTCATATTTTCGTTTTTTATCATAAACAGATACAATATACTTCACATTATCAGGAATAACAATAAAGTTATTCCCTTTTAAAGCAGTTAGAATAGTTGTTTTGCGATTGTAGGTAAAATCAATTCTTGTCTCTAAGTCTTGAATAGCAATTTTAAAATAATTCCATATTTGTGCAAGCAAAGTATCGTCATACGGAACTTTTTTGTCCCGTATGACAAACTCTATAAACTCTTGATTAGTCATATTAAGCTCCGATTAAAATTCCGCCTGCAGGTTGTCCTTCAACACTAAACCATGTTGGTGTTTCTCCTCTGTAAGTTTGAACAGCTACAGCCATGTATCTTCCAAAGTCAGCTTTTTCCATTGGTAAAACCTGCTCAGGTTTGACAATAGCTTCTCTGATTGCATCTTTGGATAAAAAGATGCATACAGCTTTACCTTGCAAGTTTGGTTGTGCTTTACAGAAAAAGCCATCTATCCATTTACCTTTATCTAAAACAAACTCTTGTCCGTAAAAGCTTCCAATATAACCTGAATAAATCTTATCCTTATCCTGGAACCTTGTAATTGCTTCTCTAAACGTTTCGTCTCTTAATAGTCTATTTCTTGCTTGTTGGTTAATCAAAACTAAGTAGTCTCCATAGCCTTTACCGTTATATGAAGGAGTATTTAGGTCATGGAGTTTACTTGCAAAATCTAAAATTGTATCCATCTTCAAAGGTGCAAAATTAGTTGAAGAAACATCGACTTGTGATACAACAATAGGTTGGGTGTTATCTGAAAATGTTTTAGTTGGTAAAACTGTTTTACCTGTTTCCACTACTAAACCTTTATTTGTGTTTAATCCTAAAACATCGAGATAACCAAACGCATTCATAAGCAAGTCTCTTTCTATTGACATAACTATACTATCTGAAACCTGCTCTCTTATTTCTGCTACAATATCAAAATTTGCAAAAGTTTTTGCTCTTTCGGTAAACATCATTTCAAAACCACGCTCATCGACTGAAACGTCAAATTGCTTCCAGCTCATAGATTTTTCAGGTAATGGGTCAAATTCTCCGATATTACCTTCCCATAAAGTATCAGTTGCTCTTGTGTTTCTCTTTACCATTATAAAATAATGAGATTTGTTTTGACCGAAATCAGTAAACTTTGAAACAAATCTTCTGAATGTCACTTCAGGTAAAACTTTCTTCATAATCTCTTTCGACATCTCCGCTCTTGTGATTGGTGCAGCATCTTTAGTATCAAGGAAGATGTCTGAAGTGAAAGATGATTGAGATGGTTTAGAAACTGAACTCCAAAATACTCCAGCCATTTTTATCAACCTCCTAATTCTTTAATTTTTTCATATAAACTTGCTTTTGGTATTCCTGTAACTCTAACTTTACCGTTATCTACTATCCCATCTTGAAACTCAATTATAGCTACATCTCTAACGGTAATATCTTCAAGATATTTTTTATAATCGTTGTAGTAATCACTCATAGTATATGAAGGAGTTTGTGGTTTTTGTTGCTCGGGTTGTTGTTTGTTAAATTGATTTTGCTGTGATGATAATAACTCCTTCGAGAAAGATGCTACTTCTTTTATTACTTGAGTATAAGCATCTTCCAAGTAATCGAGATACTCATCTCTAACTTTACCAGCTTGGATATCAGCTAAAACTTGCCTGTCTGCTCTTGGAATAACCATATAAAGGATTTGGGAGAATTTAGGTAAGTGCTGATATTTTGACGTAAATCTCATAATACCAATATCTTTCCAAGCTTTAAATTGCTCTTCAATGGAGTTATCTACTGTTTGAGTAGTCTCCTGCTGTTGCTGTTGTGGTTGCTGTTGCTGTTGTGGTTGCTGCATCTCTTTTTCTAAACTATCTAACTGCTCTAAAAGTTTTTGCAATTCTAAGTCCATGTCTAACCTCCTATATAAAATTTATTCTAAAAAATTTATTTGTCAAGGGTTTACGACTTTTAAAAACTCGTAAGAAAGTCGTAAAGGAAATCGTAAAATTCTAAAGTATTGATAAATAATCATTTTCACTTCTTTTATTACGACTTTACGATTACTATCTATACTTACCATTTTCGAAGCCAATTTTTTGGGGTGCGGGGGTGTCGTATAAAAATTACGTAATCTTTCATCGTAATCGTAAACTCGTAAAAACTCTAAAGAAAGCATTATTTATCAATACTTTACAATTTTACGAGTTTTATTACGAGTTTTTTAAAAGTCGTAAAAACTCGTAATCAATAGTCAGGAACAATTACTTTAAATTTATCGTATTTGCTTTGTCTTGCAACTCCCCATATCACATAACGTAAAGCATCATGGATATGGTCGTAATATCCGTCCTTTATTGGTTTTCCGTAATCATCCATCTTAAACTCTCCTAAAAAGCCTGCTGTGCTAATTGGTACATCAGGAGATACTTGAAGGGCTTTTTGATTACGGATATCCTTTTCAAGCAACTCTCTTAACAATCCTACACTATCCATAATCGGAACTTTATTTGTAATTACTTCAATGTTATATTCTTGTCTAATTCTGTTTATAAGTGAAATGCCATCAGATTGTGATGCTTGTCTTCCTGCAATATCGCCATACCATTCTACTTCTAAAGCATCAAGCTTCCACTTTTCCCTTAATCTTCTTCTTACTAAATCTATAAATTGAAGAGTAGAAACATTTTCGCCGAGTAATTCGTCTATAACTATTAACCTCCCCCATTCATCTTCAGCAAGTAAAACAAATGCAGGTCTTCTAAATCCAAAGTCTAAGCCTGCGTAAGTTTTATAAAAGTATTGTAAATCTTTAGGAGTTATTGCTCCTTTAAATACATTAGCTTCAGTGAAAGATGAAGTGTATAAACCATCGTCTACGTAAGCCGAGCCCCATTCTCCATAAAGCATAACTCTTTTAAAAGCATAATTACGATGCTCCATCTCTACGTAAAATGAATGGGATAAGTTAAACTGTTTAGCAAGAATATAATCTCCTTCTCTTCCTATAACCTCATATCTTGTATTACCTATTGTGTAATACTCTTTATCTTCATACACATAAGGTCTTGTTTTTGATGCAAATACATGTGAAGGAATTTTAACTTTAATATAATTATCGTATGAAGAAGATTTAATGACTTTTGTTTGTGGATAACCATCTTTTATAAATTTACGATAAACCCAATGTGTTTCAGGAACAGGGTTTAGATTAAGCAAGCCTCTTTCAAAATCTCTTTTTAATCTCATTCTTTGCGATACTTCGTCAAAAGCTTCCTCACTGATACGGTCAAGCTCGTCTATTATAACAACGTTAAACTCGTAAGATAAAACAGAACGGTATTGTTGGTTTTTGTCTGATAAAGAAAGATAGAAAATCTTAGTGCCTGTAATTAGATTTTCGATATACTGTAAGTCGTCCTTAACAATGAAAACCTCATCCTGCTTTGCTCCAATTTCTGCGCATTTCTTTCTAAACTCTGCTACAAGTGTGTTTTTCAAGTCTCTTAAACTTTCCCTTGCAATCAATATTTGTGAATTTTTATACTTCTCATCAAAGAATAAAGTAAGCAAAATCACGACGGATACTGTAGTTTTAGCAGAACCTTTACCGCCTACCGATAGTATCCATCGTGTGTTTGGTGCATTAAAAAACGTATTGTAAATTTCTGCTTGCTTTTCTGTTAGAACTATGCTCATAACATTAAATTAAGTATTTACTTTAGGTATTTTTATTTTTATTCCTTCAGGTGGAATAATCAACTCATCTTCTGCTAAGTAAGGTTTAGGGCGGTCTAAGTCAACTGTAGCAACTAAAGCATCGCCATTATACAAACTAATTTTCACAACTGGATTATTCAACGGTGCAATATCTTTAGAAGCAAATGGAAATATAATATTAGAACTGTTAAAAATATAAACATAATTATTATCTTCGCTTGTTTGAACATTACCATACTTTTGTCTTTCATATCCTTCGCCTGAACACTCTGTGCCGTTTTGTCTGACTAAAGCAACAGATAAATTTTGGAAAGAAGGTGCTATTAAATCTACAAAATTCTTAACTACAAAAATCGCCATGTCTATAACCTCCTATACTATAAATTTAATTAATAAAGTTTTCTTCAGAAATAAATAATATAGCCGAAAATGAAGAAGTGTCAATAACTTTCTCATTTAAAACTAATTCACCTTGAATTGTGCCATCAGGTTTAATGTAAATTACTAAACCTTGATTTACTTTAATCTTTTTGTTTTCTTTACCTTGGATTATTCTAATCATTGCAGTATAAACTCCTCTACCCTTAATGCATTTTCAGAATAAAGAGATACAACAAACTCAGAACCTCTTGCTAAAATTCTATATTCACCTGTGCTATACATAACTCCATAACTCCATATATTATAGCCATTGTTATATCTTGTTTCGATAGTCATGGTAGCAAATCTCGGAGATAAATCAGATTGAACTTCAGGAATTTTTATTATTGCTGTTTTTAAAACTGTATAAGGTAAATTTAGTCTAAAAGTAATCTCATGATAATTTGTCTGTGGTAGCTGAAATTCACTTTGTAAAAGCTCTGTAATTAAGTAAAAGTTAGTTTCGTGTAGCTTAAAGCAAATATCAGGAGTTAAGAAAACAGTCTCTCTGCCAAAATAGTAATTTGCCATATCTTTAGTGATGTAGATATAGCTATTATAAAGTGTATTGTAGAATACATAAAAAGATTGTGTTTCACGGATAAATTTTATTCCTACACTTTCAAAATCGTTAAATGGAGTATATCTATAATTAAATGTTAAAAGTGTTTGTAGATAAATAATATCCTTTATATCCATATTTAAAATAACAGTGTAATCATCTCCTACTAAGTAAAGTTTATTATCGTAGTATATTAAGTCTATATTTGATGTTGGGTTGGCAAATGTAGCATAAGAAAATGAAGCAAGGTTAGCAGTGTCTCCAGATGCAATAGCTCCTGCAGTATCTAAACCATATAAATGAATAGTAGTAGGATTACTTGTTATAATAGCAAAAAGTTGCGATGTTAACTGCTTTACTTTAACAATATTATTAAGGGTTAAATTAACAACTTTTGCTTCGTCTGTGTCTGTATTTATTACTAAACATTTATCTTGATAAAAAGTAAAGTAAGAATTACCAAAAACACAAAAACCTTTAAAATCAGGTGTATCGTATATTTTATCTAAATTATATAACACTTTATCGGTATGTTGGTTAAAAACGTAAATTATTTTATTGTTTCTATAAAAACCATCATAAACAGCATATGAGTAAAGGGAATAAGAAGTTTCGAATGTTTTAAGTATTTGCGGGAATATTATATTTTTATTCCCGCTTAATATTACAAATTCGCCTGTGATTTTTGTTAAAGGTAATTCTAAAAGATTAATGCTCATGCTTTACCTCAACAATAGTAGTCTGACCATTTATTAACTTCTTTCCAGTTTTTCGTCTTTTTCCATACATCACAAGTTTTATTAAGTAGCTCTACAGATGCTGATAAAGAAATAGTTGGGTTTGTAATTAAGTATTCTTTTCTACGAATTTCGGCTTTAATTAAATCGCAATCTTCATAGAAATCATCCCAAGTGTCTATATCTTCCCAAGTATCAACTTTCCAAGAACCACAATTTTTATCAGCTAAAATTAAACCGCAGTCTTTATAAAAATCATCCCAAGTGTTTACATCGCTCCAAGTATCAAATTTCCAAGAACCGCAATTATTGTCTGGTGCGATTGGTGGTGGGCAGATGTAAAAGTCTTCCCAAGTATTTACAGTATCCCAAGTATCATGCTCTTCCCAAATACCTATTTTAGCTACTGTATTGCATTGATAAAAGTCTTCCCAAGCATCTACCTCATCCCAAGTATCAGCAACATTCCATATACCTTCTTTAATTTTATATGGTGGCTCTCTATAAAAGTCTTCCCAAGTATCTACTTCACTCCAAGTAGATGCAGTAGCCCAAACACTATAGTTTGGAACATTAACATTACAACCATAAAAATCATTCCATGTTTTAGCATCTGACCAAGAATTTACATTATTCCAACTTCGGCTTATTCCTAATTCACAAGAAAAGATAGAAGCTTCTGCGTGGATATTTCTTACTCTTCTTAAAAGAGTATCATGAGATAAAGAGATGGTGGCTTCTGCATACAACCTTCTTTGTGTAATAATATTTTTATAATTACAACTGTAATAATCCTTCCATTTGTTTACAGTGCTCCAGGTATTACTGTAATCCCAGCTTTCGCATCTTGCATTTGGGCTTAATACATCTACTTTTGCTTCCATGGTTAACCTCGTATTTTTAAGTATTTTTATGTCATCTTGCAATAAAGGAACAGTTGCTTCTGTAGTAAGATAAGTCCTATAAATGTTGGAAGAACCTAAAATATGCAACTGTCCTTCCGCATTTAATAATCTATTCATATTTAAGTTAGTATCAATATTTACAGGTAAAAGAATATCAAATCCAATTACAGTAGTTTTATATTTACTTAAAATATACTGCGGTGCAATTTTAGTGTCAGATGTTAAGTAAAATTTTAATTCTTTATGAAAAAGATTATTCTTTACTACAAAAGTATCTCCAACTACATATCCCTTTACTCCTTCAGTTTTTCTTTGAACTCCGTTTATATGAACACTAAGAAACAAATCAGGCTCATAAGATTTAACGGGTAAAGGAAACTTTAAAATTGCATTCCTACTAATGTAGTAGGCATCTATAATATAAACTTGCGCTATTCTATCTATAGAATAATAGTATTGATTACTATTTTCAGTCCAAACATTACAATCCTTCCAAGTGTTAAATTTCTTTTTCCATGAAGTAGCAAAACACTTATCACTTAAATCCTCTTTATAAGGAACAAGCTTTATTGTATTTACATTCAATCTTTAACCTCAACTTCTATATAGTCATCAACGGTCTTTTGAGTAGTGATATTAATATTTATTGTAGGAGTAGTAGTTTGCTCTTGGTTTGGTTTTAGTTTATTTGTAGCATTGGATAAAGTAGCAAGCTCTTTTGCTATCATAATTTTTGTTTGTAGTAATTCATTCATAGTCCTAACAGGATTTTTTGCTTTAGCAAACATATCAGCATCGTTATATAACAGCTCTGCTTGAATATAAGCTTGGATTAATATCTTTCTTGCAGTTTCTAAATCTTCTATTTGTCTATTTACAGCATAGTTTACTACTTCTTCTTGTGGTAGCTTTAAAGTAGCTTTTTCTTTAACCGTTTGTAAAACTTCGTCTTTTTTAATAAGTGGGTTCATTTTGCATACTGCTCCTTTATATCTTGATAAATTTTACTTACCTGCTCTTCAGTCCTTTTACCGTCCATTATCTGTAGAACATTATAAGCTACAGATAAATCGGTAAAGTCTGAAGAGTAAAGTTTAGGAAACAACAAATAATGTATATGTCCTTTATAAGTTGCTAAATCCTGTGTAAAGTAAACTTTTTGTCCTGTAATAGTTAAAAAAGCTTGTCTGTTAGGGTTATACCTATCTTGTATTACTTTAGCTTTATAAGTCTTAAGCATTTCTTTTATATAAAGAGTAATACTGTCATTGGCAGTGTAATTAAAGAATACTTCATCATCGACTTTCTTACCAATAAAAATATTACCATACTGAACAAAAGCAGGATATTTAACCTTTCTTCTAAAAGCTTCTTCTACATCAATTAGGAACATTTAACTGCCCTCTTATTTTTTCTAAGTCTTCAGGTTTAAAAGGTGGTTTTTTGCTTTCTTCATTTTTAACTTTCTCTAAATTCAACTTAGCTATAATTTTAACAACATCAGATAAACTACTCATTTTTTGTTTTAAATCTTTACATCTACGTTTTAGTTTTACTACTGTATAAAGCAAATAAACAAATAATCCTAACTCAACAACTGAAGAAATTATTTTAAACTCCATAGGCGCCTCCTTATTTTTAATTTAACTAATGTAAACAATGTTAAAATATAAAGCATAAATACAAATACTCCGCTTCCAATAACTTCAACCATTTACGCCCCCTTGTTTAGCATTAGCTATCATTTGAATATAAGCCATTAAAGCTTGTGGATGGTTTGCTAATCTTGAAACTACTTCTTCACTTTGTAAAAATTGCTCTGCTATGTGTGCAGATGCTTGCTCTTTTTCAGCTTGTGCTTTAGCTATAGCTTGTAGCTCTTCTGGAGTTGGTATTCTTACAAGCTCAGCATCTAATTGTAAAATATGAAAGATTTTCTTAAATATTTCTACCATGTTTAAATACGGTGTTAATCCAAGATTAGCAGATAGCTCAACAACACTTAAAATATTTTCAAGCTCTTCTTTTTGTTTGATTACTCCTGACATACCTTGAACTTTGATTATTGTGCCTTTGTATAGCTCTTTAATTAAGTAGTAATAAGGCTCTCTATCTTCAAGTATAGCTTTATTCATTAGCTCGTTTAATTCTTTTAACTCTGTTGCCTCAAGCATTCCTGAATTAATAATTTCTTGTAAATGATATTGGAACATTAAAGAGATAAGCTTTCTTGATATTCTTGCTATAAATTCATCTTCAATTCTGTTTATGATGGTAGATATAATGTTTTGTGTCATTTGAGTTTTTAAAGCAACTTCTTTAGCTGTTGGTCTGCCTTTACTTGTAGGCTGTCCCATTAAAAACTCAGTCAAAGCTGAAACGTTTTGTGCTTCTTGAAGGATTAACTGTCTTACTGGTAAAACGTTAGGGTCAAAGCTTGCCATAGCAAAAGGTCTAATTGCAGGAGTATCAGATACTGATTTAATAACTGTAAAAGGCTTTACTGTAAATACTTCATCTTTTGTTGCAAAAGCTGAAGTATTTATCTCAAAGCCCATTGCAGTTGAAAGTATCGCTCTATCTAATATAGCTCTTAACATTCTGCTATCTTCTTTGTAATAATCCCAAATCAAGTCAGCATATGACATTTGCATATCATCAGAATAAAAAGAAATGGAAATAATCGGAAATTGTTTATCAGCATGTAAAATATTTTCTACATCTACTAAATATCTATCATTGTAAATAGTAAATTTAAGTGGTAAAGAAACATCACCTTCAGGGTTTACGTATCTTCCAAAGATATAAGTAATTTTGCCATAAGTAGCTCTACTTTTCATTGAAGTGATAAGATAATCAGTCCTGTCTTTATCGGTAGTAAGGTTGTAAACTTCTAACTTTTCGGGCTTATATTTCCAGAGTTTAGAAAGACCTTTTATCTTTTCTATCGGTAAGAATACATCATAAGCATAAAATTGATTATCGGAAGATTTGTAGTATTGTAAAGGATTTAACGCTTTCGCTGTTATGGTAAATTCTACATCGTCCCATTCGTCAATAGTATAATCAGCATCAAGTAATACAACAAGCTCTCCAGATAAAATACCAAACCATAACGCTTTGTCTATTTTATCGAATAACGCTGTTTTATAAACAGCAAGGTCAAAGATTTTCTTATAAGCAGAAGGGAGATAGTTGTATTTTCTACTTTCAAATGATAAAAGAGTATGAGTAGATTTATAAAGTAAAGCTCTTAAATACAGATAAGCAAATAGTGTTTTTTGAAAAAAGATAGAAGATTTAATATCAGTCCGCCAATTGCCAGTGCTATCATCAGGCTTAGGAATTACAGAATTTCCATTCAGCTCTGATAAATAATCAATAACACGGCTTCGTCTTGACTGAGAAGCAGATTGCAACTCTCTATAAACAGTTAAAGCAAAAGTCTCAATCTCTTCTTTAGGTAAAGTAAGCTCGCCATTAATCGAAGTTATGTTAAAATACATGTCAACTCCTTAAATAAAGTTTAATTAAAGTTTAATATAAATATATTACCAAAACGGAAATATATCAATACCTTTCTTATATTTTTGTCCGTATTTATAAATCAATAAAGAGTATGAATAGTTAATATCACACGCGCTTCTATATTGCTTACATTCACCGTTGACTTTCCACACGCAAACATTACCACGCATACAAGCTTGTTTACATTTACTCCATTCATAAACACCAGCTCTTTTACATTCCTTCAATACCCAGTTTCCACCGTTGTATCGTTGGTAAGTAATAAAGAGTT